GCAACGTCCGCTTCCGGCACAAAGCGGACTGACGCAGTTCTTTTAGGACATGTAGTCAGATTAGCCTGGCGCTAGCCAATGCAGTACACCGGCTGGAATTAAGTATGCCACCTAAAAGAAGATTGGATGAACTAAGCTGAAAAATAATCTAAGTAAGACAATCGGTTAATTAATCTCTGAAAAATCATCCTAAAAGTTACGCGTTTTTTAACGATTTCTTTCTAAATCAGCAATTAAAAATGAAGGACTCTTGTTACATTAATAGTCTTTTGAATATCTGCATTGAATGTTAGGTATTGAATGAGTAGTAATACCACCCCTCAGGGAACGCTTAGTTTTATCTTTTAATGGTTTACTTAAGGGGTGATATGTACAAGATGATTAGAAATAAAAAGATGATCCTTATTGCTGGTCAGAAGAATCTATTGCATTGCGGATTGTTTCATTTGACTGAGGAGATCTGCCTCAAAAGAAACCTGACTGCTTACTATGTTGAAGACCATGATGCATTTAAAGCAAAGCATAATAATTGTGAGTGTAATTATCAGCTCGCTATTCTTTGCCTGGAGTGTGACGTCTTCTTTCCCCGCTGGTTTAGTATGTTACTAAGCGTTTTGAAAATGACTAACGGTAATCTACTGATTTTTAAGGATGCACGGGAAGCCCTCAACAAAAGGAGGAAGTCCATACTTGCCCGGGTCTGCTCTCTTGAGCAGATTCTTAATACATCAATGCCAGTGAGCTACATTTCCTACATCATCGAAACCTATCTCGACAGGGATCAGACTTTTTTCGGGTGCAGCAGAGTCACCCTACGCGAGATATCCGTATTAGAAGGTTACCTTTCAGGCGTAGATGCAGCATGTCATTCCTCATCTCTGGGAATTGACATTAAAACTCTTTACCAGCACCGGAAAAACTGCGCCAATAAACTCGGGGTCAGAAACCTGAAAGACCTGCTCAGGCTGTGATCATCAGGAGGAAGGGGTGCCCGTAGTCAACATACATAAAATCGACTGGTTCCGCCTGCTTTCGGATATGAGCCGCCAGGGATATTCACTTCAGGATATTGCAGATGAGCTTGATGTCGTAGCCTCTACGCTTATCGGCTGGAAAAAAGGCGCCAGCCCGCGGCATCATACTGGTGAAGCGCTCATCGAAATGTGGTGCCGTGTGACAGGGAAGTGCAGGCAGGAGCTTCCGAAAGAGCGGTTTGTACAAAAATTTATTTTGCATCCGGCTGGCTGTAACAGCAAGCATTCAGAAAAATGAATTCAGACATACTCATAGTGCCGGTCTGTTCAACTGGCACTGTGAGTATCTCTTATGAAGCTTGAAAGTGTAGTGAAGTATCATTCTCCACGTCCCGATACCTTCTTGACCGGTTCCCCACGCGCAACCTCTGCACCCGATAATATGACAGGAAAAGATGTCATGGCTGCTCTGGGCTTTGTTATCCGGCGCGCTCCTCTGGGTTATTCAGCTTTTTGCGGCAAGATGGAGCTCAGTCAGCAGGACAAAAAGCGCGCCATACGGCTTCTGACTGCAGCCGGCATCAGAGAGTCGGTGCGTTATCCCGCCCTGCACAAATTACCCCTGGCTGAGCGTGAAGCGATTGTTGCAGTCATTGCAGGCTACGCGTTCCTCGACTATGCCCGCAGCGCGGCAACAGAATTAACCTGTCATAAGTGTGAAGGTAACGGCTTCAGGAAGGGGAAGCGCTGCACTAAGTGTCAGGGAAAGGGCTTCACGCGTGCCGCCTGCAAAGACTGCAAAGGCCGAGGAGAGTCAGTCAATCGCATGAAAACCCAGCTGCAGGGCGTGCCGGTTTATCAGCATTGCCAGCGATGTGGCGGCCGTGGGTTTGAGCGAATCGCCTCCACCATCGTCTTCAGGGCCGTATGTCAGGTTACTGATGCTATTTCACTGTATGTCTGGAACAAGAGCGTGAAGCAGCTGCTGGAGTTTCTAACATCTGAACTGCACATGGAAGAAGCCTGGGCGGAAAAGCAACTACTGCACGTTACTAAATAGTGAGCGATAAGTAAGTTAGCGATGTTATTGCTTACTATTTACTTTTCCATTTTTTGGGTTAGAATGGCTCCAACGATGGGTAAATGACCCTTCAGAAATTCTTGTTCAGCCCTGGCATTTTGCTAGGGCTTTTTTTATGACCGGATGCCTTCACTGATCCTGCTCATCCACCGGCTCCGGCTACCTTTCTCCTGTTCTGCGCGGCAAATCCTGATGAGCAAACTCACAACCGGCATCGCTTACGGCGTATCCGCGGGCGAAGTTGTCCATGGTGCACTGACCTTTTTCAGTCCGGAAGAATGGAGTGCTGTTGGCGTTCTGGCCGGTATCAGCCTTGCGACCATAACCTGCATCATTAACTGGTATTACCGGCGCAAGGCGACGCTGGCAGAAATCAGGGCACTGCGCTGCGCCTGCCAGGAAGAACTGCGCTGAATCATGGTTATCACCGCCACGCTGCGTAACAGACTTCTGGCTGCCACCGGTACGGGTGCCCTGACTCTGGCCATTACGCTGCTGGGCGGTCCGGATGGTCTGGAAGGGCGTTGCTACATTCCGTATCGGGATGTTGCCGGTGTGCTCACCGTGTGTGATGGTCATACGGGCTCCGATATTGTCAGTAACAAAACCTATACCGACCAGGAATGCGACTCTCTGCTTCGCACAGACTTGAAACCCGTCCAGGCCGTCGTTGACAGTCTTGTCATGGTCCCTCTCAGCGATTACCAGCGCGCCGCACTTTACAGCTTTACCTATAACACCGGTATTGACGCTTTTTTCCGGTCTTCCCTTCTGAAAAAACTCAACGCAGGCGATAAAACAGGCGCGTGCAATGAACTGCGCCGCTGGGTCTTTGCCGATGGCATTAAGTGGAAAGGGCTGATGAACCGCCGCGAAACTGAGCGTGCATTATGTCTGGCGGAGAACGGCGATGATCTTAAAGAGAATTAAGTTGGGTGCCGCTGTCATAGGGCTGCTGCTTGTCCTGGCTACAGGGCTGGGTGTCACGATTAAGCTTCTGTCCACTTCTAATGCCCGGCTCAGCAGACAGAACAGGCAACTGGCGCAGGAAAAGGCATCAGCTGAGGTGATGACGCTTAACGTCCTGAAAGCCACGGCGCTCTTCAACGATATTGCCCGGGCAACACACAATGATAATCAGGCCAGCAATGCAGAAAGTGAACGCAGGGTGGTGGTTATACGCAAGCTGGTCAAAGGTAACAGCTGTGCCTCTGAACCTGTTCCTCGTCACGCTGCTGACCAGCTGCGCAGGTACAGTGACACATTACGTACCGGTTCCGCCCGTGCCGATACCGGCCACGCTGCTCACTGACTGTGATGTGCCAGTTATCCCTGAGCCGTTCACATGGGGTGACAGTCTGGAGCTGAATGAACGGCTGCTGACGGCGCTGCAGACCTGCAATAGCGACAAAGCTGCCATTCGTGAGATTGAGCGTATCCGCACAGGACTCATGAGGCAGGAAGCCCCAAAGCAGTAGCAGCTTGATAAGCCCGATTCTCTCTTTTTACCCTGCCCGGTACAGAACCATGAATCCCTCTATGAACAACGAAAACGACCGATGTGTTATCCGCGTGGGCATTTTTTTTGATGGCACCGGTCATAACGGTCATATGAATGAAACGACGCCTGAAGAGACGTTTCATGTCACCAACATCTACAGATTATTTAAGTGCTATGACGTTTCCCGCTCAGAAAGAAAGGGTCATAAAGCCTGTAAGGTTTATATCGAAGGCATTGGAACACTGAACAACAAACCAGACAGTTTCTATTCTATTGCTACCGGTGACGAGGATATCTGGGGGCGTGAAGGGTATGGCCCGGACTCAAAACTGCAATTCTGTCATGAACGAATTGCATCTGAACTGGTCGCGACGTTGTCCAATGGTGGTGTTGAATGCAAAAACGTTTCAATTGAATTTGATGTGTTCGGCTTTAGTCGTGGGGCGGTTCTGGCTCGCCACTTCACCAATACCATCTATGAGAATGACACCACCGTCATGGATACCCTCCATAGGGCGTTAAATACTTCTGGCCACGAGTTATCAGGCAGGCCCGTCGTTAATTTTCTCGGTTTGTTTGATACCGTGGGCTCCTTCCTGGACAGTACTGTCCTTGAAAGCGATCCTCACGATACCGGCTATACGCGTAATCTTAAGGTTAACGTTCCTGCCGCCGCGGTCAGAAATGCATTTCAGTTAAATGCGATGCATGAGTATCGTTATAATTTTCCTTTACATAGCCTTTATGGCCAGTTTCCAGAGCTGACTTTAGCAGGCGCGCATTCCGATATAGGCGGTGGCTATCCCGAATGGATTTATGAGGTTAAAGATCTGACCACGCATAAATTCTGGCTACCGTTCAGTTGGGCTAAAACGCGCGCAAAAAAAGAGCTACATCCTCTACTCAGCAGGGAGCAGTGGGCATTTCTTTCTGAGCAAATTGACTATCAGGGGAATGAGAAGTTTTATTGTATGGTCACCAGCCATCGCAAAGTGAAAGGGCATCTTCAGTTTGTTGCATTAATGACAATGGCTCAGATAGCGGGAAAGTATGGGTGCATTTTTACGCCTGATATAAAGGCATTTGAAGACATAATCCCTTGTGAGATGCTTGACTATTATCATCACGTTCAACAAAGGACTATTGATGCACTGGAAGGTCAGCCGAAACCACTGGATGAAAAGCGTTTCCAGAGACTGTTGCCTGAATACGTTCACCTTTCAGCATCATGGATAACTGTCAAAGAACTCTATGGTGACATGCGCCACTCCGGGTACTTAACGATGTCCAGAGACAGCCTTGAGGAAAGCAAACAAAAAGTCATTTACCTTAATGTATTGAACGATTTCTGGCCTGACCGTCCTGATGAGAACTGGCAAAGAAAAACCTTTGGTTAAAAACATCTCAATCTGGCATGCAGACAGACAACATGCGTGAGCATTCAGTTGAAAGTATTGTTCTATAAGAGGAATAACGGAAAGATTCTCTCCTGTGGTTTTACGCTAAGTTACTAAAGCAAAATTAATTTCTTCACATCCATCCCTTTCAGGTAAGAACATGGCACTCACCGACAAACAAGAAATGTTTGCTCACCCTGATGATATCTATAAGGGTGAGTGCATCAACTACGCCGGATATATCAACAAGAGGGGTTATGGACAGAAGCACGTTTGTAGGAAGCCTGTCTATGCCCATCGTATAGCATATTGTGAGGCTAATGGCATCTCTCTTGAGAGCATTAAAGAATTTGTCATCAGACACAAATGTGATAACCCATCCTGTGTAAATCCCAATCACCTCATCATCGGTACTATCGCGGGCAATAACCTAGACAGAGCTAGGCGTGGCAGGAACTCGGATCACGATCGCTCCGGCGAAAGAAATGGAATGGCGAAACTAAAAGAGAGTGATGTCGTCTGTATCAGGTGCGATTATGTGCGAGGAAGTAGTGAACTAGGCCTGAAGCCACTTGCGAAAAAGTATGGCGTCTCAACCTCAATGATTTCTTGCATCGTTCAACGTAAAAACTGGAGCAACGTTTCGGAGATGTGATTTGAAACAGCTCACACCTAAGCAGGAACTGTTCTGCCGAGAATATTTAAAAGATTTAAACGCTACACAGGCAGCTATTAGGGCGGGCTACAGCGAGAAATCTTCCGCCGCTCAGGGCTGTGAGAACCTAATAAAACCTAATGTTGCAGAACGAATTATTGAGCTTAAGAAAGAGCGCAATGAGGAGGTCGGCATTGATGCTGCATACGTTCTCCGTCGCTTGGTAGAAATAGACCAGATGGACGTGCTCGACATCATGACAAATGACATGAGCATTAAGCCCGTGTCGCAATGGCCCGCCTCGTGGCGTCGATACCTGAACGGATTCGATCTGGCTGAGATGTTTGAAGGCCGGGGCGAAGACCGGGAGATGGTCGGTATCCTCAAGAAGATTAAGTGGCCGGACAAAGTCAGAAACCTGGAACTGCTGGGCAAACACATTACGGTTCAGGCCTTCCGCGAGCAGGCTACCACTGCACTAACCGGCAAGGAGGGCGGGCCGGTACAGGTTGCTTTACTGTCGCGCGAGGAATACCGGCAGGCGCGCCGGGAAATGTTAGAGGATGACGACTGCTGAATATAAAGCCGCTGCACGCCGTATAGAGTGTGAAGAAGACGGGCTCTATTTCACCCGGTATTTCTTTAAGCAGCGTACCGGCAGCAGAATGATTGTGGCTCCGCATCACAAGGTGATTCAGCAGACGCTGGACCGGGTGATTGAAGGGGATATCCGCCGACTCATCATTAACGTTCCGCCGGGCTACACCAAGACGGAACTGGCCACCATCAATATGATGGGCCGCGGGCTGGCGCTGAATCGCCGCGCGCGCTTCATGCACCTGTCCTATTCCCACAACCTGGCTTTACTGAACTCGTCAACCACGCGCAGCATCGTGAAGTCTGCCGCTTTTCAGGCCATGTGGCCGATGGCGCTGCGCGATGATGCCGACAGTAAAGCCATGTGGTGGACCGAATATGGCGGCGGGGTCTATGCCTCGTCAGCTGCCGGGCAGGTTACTGGCTTCCGTGCCGGACACATGGAGCCGGGCTGGCAGGGAAGTCTTATAATTGATGACCCGGTTAAACCTGACGATGCCTACAGCGAAACGATACGTAACGGCGTCAACACCCGCTTCAACGAAACCATCCGTTCCCGTCTGGCTATCGAGACCACGCCCATCGTGGTCATCATGCAGCGCATTCACTACCACGACCTGAGCGGATACCTGTTGCGTGGTGGCAGTGGCGAACAGTGGCATCATCTGAACCTGCCGGTGCTGATTGATAACAACAAACAGTATTCAGCACTGTATCCGGAAAACTCGCACGCGATCCCCATCGAACATGGTCTGCCTGACGGGTGGCTGTGGCCATACAAGCACAACGAATCGCATCGCACCTCACTGTTTTCACACCGGCGTACCGCTGAGGCCCAGTACATGCAGCGCCCCCGGCGGTTCAATGCCGAAGGTGCGCTCTGGACCGAAGCTATGGTGTCCGGTGCACGTGCGCTGGAGATTACCCTTCAGCCGTCGCGTACGGTGGTCGCCATCGACCCGCAGGCAACCAACAGCGAAGAGAGTGACGAAACCGGTATTGTCGTGGCGAGCAGTTATGGACGCGGTGATGACCGGCTGTTCTCTGCTGACGCAGACTACTCCGGGAAGTACTCGCCGAACGGCTGGGCGAAGCGGGCCATACGGGCGTATGACGAGCACCACGCTGAAGCTATCGTTATTGAAACCAATCAGGGCGGTGACATGGCGGAGGACACGCTGCGTAATGCGGGCTTTCGTGGTCGCATCATTCGTGTGCATGCCAGCAAAGGCAAATTTGCCCGCGCGGAACCCATTTCAGCCCTCTACGAGCAGGGGCGGGTGGCGCACCGCGGCAGCCTCTACCAGCTGGAGAACCAGCTGCTGGAGTACGTGCCGGCCACCGCGAAGAAATCCCCCGACCGCCTGGATGCGCTGGTCTGGGCCATCACCGAACTGTTCCAGCCGAAAGGTACAACAATCCGTCCATTCTCTGCCTGACAGAACAGAAATATGAGCAACGACGTCCGCAAGCGATCGCCAAAAATTGAGTCGATGGCCGGATGCTGGCCAATGATCACCGCACTGCTGGGCGGCACAGCAGCCATGCGGCAGGCGGGTAAAACGTACCTGCCTAAATGGCCCAATGAAGAAGAGGCGTTTTATAAGAACCGACTGGCAACGGCCACGCTTTTCCCGGCCTTTTCCCGTACGGTCGAAGTCCTGAGCGGCAAACCTTTTTCCCGGCCGGTGACATGGGATGAAAAAGTGGTGCCTCAACGTATCCGCGAGATGTTCGCGGATGTAGACCTGCAGGGCACCAACCTGCATTCCTTTCTGGCAGACATTTGTGAAGAGGCGATGGCGTACGGGCTCTGTGGCATCCTGGTCGAGCATCCGCCTGCAGAGAAGCAACTTTCCCTGGCCGAAGAACGACAGCGCGGGCTGAGGCCTTATTTCGTCAAGGTAAACGCGAACAGCCTGCTTGATTACGACTCAGAGCGCGTGAACGGACAGGAAACGTTCACCATGCTGCGCTTTGTTGAGACGGTGAGTGAGCGCGATCCGGACAATGAATTTGTCGTGAAAGACATTGAGCAGGTCAGGGTGCTAAATCCTGGCCGCTGGCGGATATATCGCGAAAAACGCAATGAAACGAGCGGGGTACTGGAGTGGCAGCTGCACGACGAAGGCACCACCAGCCTTAACAAAATCACTTTTGTCCCGGTCTATGGCGACAAGCGTGGCTTTATGAATGGCCGGCCTCCGCTGGCGGAACTCGCGTGGCTCAACGTCGAACACTGGCAGTCGCGCAGCGATCAGCAGACCATTCTGCATGTCGCCCGCGTACCGGTGCTGTTCGGCAAGAAGCTGGGCGACGGTCCCATCTCGGTTGGTGCGGCATCGGCCATCCTGTCTGAAGACGATGAGGCAGACCTGCGTTATGTAGAGCATAGCGGCAAAGCCATCGAGGCCGGACGTACAGACATCATCGACCTTGAAGAAAAGATGCGTCAGATCGGGGCGGAGCTGCTGGTGATCAAACCCGGGCACCGTACCGTGGTGCAGACGCTGACCGATAACGAGGCGAGTACCAGTGCCCTGCAGCGTATGGTGTGTGATCTCACTGATGCTGCCCGGATGGCACTGCAATATCTGGCGGAATGGACAGGGGAACCCGATGGCGGGCACGTCACTATCTTCAGTGACTTTGGTGCCACCACGCTGGCTGAAGCCTCAACGGATTTCCTGGTAGGCATGTATAAAACCCGTGCGCTGTCTGATGAGACGCTGTTTAACGAGATACAGCGCCGTGGTCTTATCAACAGCGAGCTCCGCTGGGCAGATGAGCAGTTGCGCATCCGCGCCATGCCACCTCCCATGCCAGAAAAGCCGGCAACAACAGCGCCGGATTAATGGTTTTCAAGGCCCGTGCACATGCATGGGCTTTTTTATTGCCAACCGCTGCGGATGCAGCGTGGCGCCACGAGCCGGATGGCTCCTACCCGGTTGGATGACCTGATGAAACTGAAACTCGATGAGAACGGCCATGTTGTCGTAAACGATAGCAAACCAGTGTACGTGCAGGATGACGGCAAAGAGGTGGCATTTGATGCACCCGGCACGCTGCAGACCATCTCGCGTCTTAACGGTGAGGCGAAATCGCACCGCGAGCGCGCAGAGAGTGCGGAAACGCTGCTTAAGACCTTTGAAGGAATTGATGATCCGGCTGCGGCGCTGGAGGCACTGGACACTGTGAAAAACCTGGAAGACAAAACGCTGGTGGATGCCGGTGAAGTCGAAAAGGTCCGCACGGAAGCCGTACGTGCACTGGAAGAGAAATATGCGCCGATCGTGAAAGAGCGCGACGAACTGAGCCAGAAGCTTACAGCGGAGAAAATTGGCGGCAGCTTCGCCCGTTCGAAATTCATCGCCGAGAAAATGAGCATTCCGGCTGACCTGGTGGAAGCCCGGTTTGGCAGTAACTTTCAGGTGCTCGACGATGCGGTAATCGCCTTTGACAAAGCGGGCAACAAAATCTTCAGCGCAGTCAATCCAGGTGAAGCGGCGGGGTTTGATGAAGCGCTGAGTATTCTCGTTGAGCACTATCCGTATAAAGACCAGATCCTCAAAGGCACCGGTGCATCAGGCGGCGGTTCCGTTGGGGGGAATGGTAACACCAACCCCAACACACTTACCCGCGAACAGTTTGATTCCCTCAGCCCTCATGAGCAGAGTGAAAAAGCCTGTGCGGGTGTACAGATTATCGATTAACAGGATATCCCTGAATGTCTAATACCCTGACTCAACTCATTCCCGACCTGTATCAGTCGCTGGATATCGTTTCACGCGAACTCTGCGGGTTTATTCCGTCCATTACACTGGACGCTTCGGCGGAACGTGCAGCACTGAACCAGCCAGTCCGCATACCGCTGACTCCGGCCTCACAGGCTGAAGATGTGAAACCCGGTCAGCTTCCACCGGATGATGGTGATCAGGATATTGGTAATGTGCCTCTGGCCATCACGAAATCCCGCATGGTGCCGTTCCGCTGGGAAGGCGAACAGCAGAAGGGCATTAAATCGGGTCCGGGCTATCATGGCATCCGCCGTGACCAGGTCACCCAGGCAATGCGCACGCTGGTCAATGAAATTGAGGCTGATCTGGGCCAGCTCTTCCGCCGCGCATCCCGAGCCGCGGGTGAGGCGGGCAAAACACCGTTCAAAGATACCCTGACCGACACGGCCCAGGTGCGCAAAATCCTCACTGACAATGGTGCACCACTGAGCGATCTGCAGTGTGTTATCGATACAACTGCTGGTGCAGCATTACGTACGATGGCACAGCTGACCAAAGCCAATGAAGCGGGTACGACAGCGCTGCGTGCGCAGGGAACACTGCTGGAGTTGCACGGTTTTACGCTCCGTGAGTCTGCGGGTGTAGCTTCAGTCAATGGCCAGGCGGGCGCAACATTGAAACTGGCTGGCGACGAAAAGATCGCTCCCGGAGCAAAGTTTATTCCCGCAGCCGTCACCGCGGCCCAGGCCGCCTCCGGAGATGTGCTCATTGCCGGGCATCATAAATACATCATTGCTCAGGTAGAGCCTGAAAAAGGCATCCACATCTTCGCGCCAGGCGTGCGCGATGAGATTTCGAAAGGGGCTGAGTTGAAGGTGGTGAGTAAGTTTACGGCCAACTTTGCCTTCAGCCGCTCCGCTATCATTCTGGCTACCCGTGCGCCGGCGCTACCCGAAGAAGGGGACATGGCAGATGATCGCATTATGATCACCGACCCGCGCACCAATATGTCGTTCGAAGTCTCCATGTACAAACAGTACCGCCGCGTGCGGTATGAAATCGCCGCGGCATGGGGCTGTCAGAACATTAAACCGGAACACAGCTGTTTGTTGTTAGGATAGATAGCAGGTAAAAGCTAACAGGCGGTGAACGATGCTTACGGATCAGCAACTGGCCGACGCACGTCGCTACATGGGCTATCCCTTGACAGGCGACTCGTCACCGGACGACCGAAGTGATGCGGCTTACGCACAAGTCACGTCAGGCCGTTACCAGACGCTGGCGCACCGGCTGACGTCGCTGCGGGCTGAAGAAGAGGCGATTGTGGTGAGCTATCTGATGACACTGGCAAGCCTGGAAACGGGCATCGCCCGGGCAGCAGACAACCTTGATACGGATAAGGCCGCCGTCTGGCAGCGCAACCGTTCAGAGGTGTCAGACCGCACCCGTCTTTACAATCAGTGGCGGCGTCAGCTCTGTGGACTGCTCGGTATTCCACCCGGACCGTCGCTGGGCAATGGCGATACACGTGTAATGAGGAACTGACATGGACGCGCTTATGCTGTCCGCGAAGGTAAACCAGGGCAACGGTAAGGCCGCGAAACGTCTGGGAGGCATAGCGCGACATCACCGGGCAACATCACCCCTCAGCCCCTTAAAAGCACAACCGCTACAGGAACTCTCCGCATCATTTACCACCGATTTCGGCTATATGCGGGCAGTCCGCTTTGGACAGGCTGCCCGCATCGGGATTTTTGATGCGACCGGGTTTGAGGCGGGCGATATTCTGGTATCGGGTGAGGGAACCTACTTTGTGGCCGCCATGCCGCTCTTACAGCCCATTCTGTGTGTCAAAACTGAGCGGCTTGTCAGTATCCGGCGTACCGCTCAGGCAAGTAATGATGCCGGGCTTCAGGATTACGGTGGCACCACTGCAGCGAATGAGAAGCTCATTATGGCTGACTGGCCAGCCAGTATTCTGATAAGCCGGGGGGGCGATCACAGCCCGCTCAGATTACCGGCTGAAACCCGCAGCGCCTGGTACAGTATGCTAATGCCAGCATTCAGTGGTGTACGTATTCAGGCGGGGGACTTTGCCAGTGACGATACTGGCCGGCGATACGTAATCACAGGCACCGAACTGACCGACATGGGCTGGCGCCTGATGGCGATGAAGGTAACGGTTTAGCATGGCAAGCGTCGATGACGTTTTACGGTTTCTGACAAAAAGAGTGACCGATACGATTTATCCTGGCGGCACCGCATTGCCGGGCATAGTGAACGTTCCCGTGAAAATCTGCCCCGGCTGGCCCGTTCCGGCTGTGCTGCAGAAGGACATCAGCGCGGGCGGAGTCCATGTGTCTGTCTGGCCGCTGTCCACTGAGCGTAAGGTGAATACCTCACTGGGCAGGCCTTACCACGTGGTGAGTAAAGGCACGCCCACACTCCAGATTACAGTGAACGGTAATATACTTGCGCTTTCAGGTGCGGCGTCAGCCCCGACAAATGTCCTGATAACCCTTGATGGGATAGGCTTTTATTTCCATTTTCGTACTGGCACGACTGCAGAGGACGCCACCAGAAGCATCAGCCTACAGCTGCCCCGAACGCTTACTGTATTCAGTCGTATCGTCGTTTTCCTTGTCAGTGAGTTAAAGGTAAAGGTCACGGCTGCAGGCACTGCCGTCAGAGAGCTGCGCCGGCAGGCCAGAGAGTTTCAGATTACCGTCTGGGCACCGACACCGCACCTCAGAAACAGGACGGGTGCTGCCATTGACACTGCGCTGTCTGAGCAGTGCCATATTGACCTGGGCGATGCCGCGCCAGCACAGATGCTTTATGTTCGTCAGTTTGACAGTGACACCGCCGAAAACTGGCACGTATACCGGCGTGACCTGATTTTCAGCGTCAACTACGCCACCACGCAGGTTATCAGCGCACCTGAAGTTATCAGTACTGCTGTCAACCTGAACGGCAACCACCTTCATCAGAGAAACTGACGGGCGCGGTCATACTCCGCATCTGGCTGCGTTCTGCTTACCGCATCATCAGGGAGTCATTTTTCATGCCGATTTATCCAGCCGGCGACCTTAACACGTCTGCACTGACCGCTCCGGATTTGTATGTCCAGGTTGTGCCACCCCGTGCGCGCTACATCAATGGCGTTCCCACCGATGGGCTGGGGCTGGTGGGTGTGGCGAGCTGGGGACCCGTCAACAGTGCGTTTCGCATCAGCTCTGATACCGAACTGGCCTTTTTTCTGGGTGCACCAGTAAATCGCAAGTATGACCTTTCTACCGCTGCAGCTATTTCGCTGCAGGTCGGTGCCACCAGCCTGAACTGTATTCGTGTGACGAACGGGCGGGATACCGCTGCAAGTGGGAAGCTCAGTGAGGATACGGCAAAAAGCGTTTTGATGCTGTCAGCGCTGTACAGCGGTACGCGTGGTAATCAAATCCGTGCCGGTATCAGCAAGGGGACGGCTGTGGGCTCCCGAAAGCTTACCATCAGCCTTCCTGGTATGAGTGCAGAGGTGTTTGATAACCTCCGTGGGGAGGGGGATAAGCTGCTGAAAGCCATGGAGGCAGCAGTCAATCAGGGGCAGTTAACAGTCCGGGGGCCCAGCCAGCTGGTGCGCGCAGAAGTGACCGAGTCTGACGGCACTGCCCAGGCCGCAGTGACGGAAATCATGCTCAGCGGCGGCACGGATGGCGCTACAGGCCTTACTGACACCGCGCTTGTGGGCACGGACGGCATCGATACGCTGCGCAAAGGGATGTATGCACTGCGCGGGACATATTCTCAGGTCATCAACCTGACGGACGTGACCGACGCATCCTGCTGGCCGGCGATGGCGGCCTTTGCTCAGGCTGAAGGGGCCTATGCGGTTACTCAGGGTGCTGTGTCAGCAGACTGCAAAACCCTGTCCGAAGCGCTCAACAGCTCAGGTGTCGATGACTGGCACTTTAAAGTCATTGTGGGTGACTGGCCTTACTGGAAAGACACCGCGAATGGCATCAACCGGATGATTGCGCCCGCAACGTTTGAGGCTGCAAATATTGCCTCACGGCCACCTCACGTTTCGACGCTGAACAAGCGTATTCCGGCCATTATCGCCACCGAGCGCCAGCTGGCAGGGCGGCCTTACTCCGTTCAGGAAATCGGAGCAATCAACGCAGCGCGCCTCGACGTGATTACGAATCCCTGCCCGGGCGGCAACTACTTCGGCATGCGTTCCGGGCGTAACACCTCTTCCAACCCGACCCAGAACGATGACACCTATACCCGCATGACCAACTTCCTGGCGCTGACCATCGCATCAGCCTTTGGTGGCGTGGTCGGTGACAACCAGACGGTGGACTTGCGGCGGGAAACCAAAAGCACTCTCGAGTCATTTTTAGCGACGCTCGAAGGGTTAAAGATGATCGGCGATCCGAATGGTGGGCCGGCTTTTTCGGTGCGTCTGGATGCGACCAACAACCCTGACTCACGAGTCGCCCTGGGCTACATGACGGCAGACGTACAGGTGAAATACCTGAACGTGGTGCGCTACTTCCTCGTGAATATGGAAGGGGGCGGCAGCGTGTCCATCTCCGTTTCAAACGACTCTACCCGTTAACGCACGCCGCGCTCTTTAAACCGGAGATAACCCATGCCAACCCTTGGCTATACCGTAGGCCGCGACATCGCGGTCGATATCAATACGCCGTCGGGGAAGCTGCGTATTCCCAAAATCATGAGCTTTGACTCTAAGCCCCAGGTTTCAACGCAGAAAATCACCCCGCTGAATGGCATTACTGATGAGCTGCAAATCCCGGTAGGCTGGCATGGCACCATCACAGCTGAACGTATGGATGCCACGCTCGATGACTTCTGGGCGAAGTGGGAAGACAACTACTACAACGGTATCGATCAGCCCCGCGGCACAATCACCGAAACCATCACCGAAGCGAATGGCACAGTCAGTGTGTACCGGTATGAAGGGGTGTCATTTCACCTCACCGATGCCGGCAACAAGCAGGGCGAGAAGACGGTCAACCAGACGATGTCATTTACTGCAAACCGCCGCAAAAAAGTGAATTAAGGGCAAACATGGTAAAGGTAACAGTGCACGAGAATGAGCGGCCGGCAGCAGCTGTTGCACCGGCAACACACAGTTCTAATCAGGTGAAGGATGCAAAAGGGCGATTACTGACCATGCGTGAACTCGACCCGGTTCAGGAATCGCGCCTGACAGTAGCCGTTGGCCCGGAAATGGCGATGAACGTGATGTACATGAACCTGTATGTCTTCCCGGTTGCGGCGGTGGCGGAAATCGACGGGGAAGAATACCCGGTACCGCAAAACCCCCGACAGGTTGAAACGCTGCTGGCCATCCTGGGTAAGCAGGGGCTCAAGGCAGCCTCAGGCTGGCTTCGTGAACGCGCCAGAGACGATGAGGACATCACGGAAGCCGCTGCAAAAAACTAGCGCAGAACCCCGGTTTCATTAATCAGTGCTGGCTGATGAAGTCCGGGGTTCCGTTCAGTGTGATTTTTCCCGGCCTGACCGAACTGCTTCCTCATGAACGCATTGCCATGGGCGTGGTCATCCGTGAATTTGATGGCGGCCGTTATAACTGGAACACAAAGCAATGGGAGGAGGTCAGCTGATGGACCTGAACATGTTCGCGCGGGAGATGTCACATGCCTCCGCCAGAATCGCCACAGAGCTTGAAGTGGGTTTCCACGCCATCGTGAAAGAGATTGAGGAAACGGCGAAGGAAGAGATCGGCATTTATCAGCCTGCTGTCGGACCGTTTGAGGCATGGGCACCGCTGGCAGCCTCTACTAAAGCCGACCGAGTCCGCTCGGGTTACACCGAAGACGATCCGCTGCTGCGTTCAGGCGAGCTCAGAGACTCAATTGAAAGCGAGGTGGTAGGCTTAGCGGCCATAGTCGGGACTAAAAGTCAGATAGGTTTGTGGCAGGAGGTTGGTACCGACCGCATACCACCGCGGCCTTTCATCGGACCAGCATACGTACGGAAGATTGACCCGCTGATAGAATCGATTGAACAGGCGATTTCTACAGGATTTAATGCTAAATGATAACTTATAGACGTCTTAGAAAAGACATCAAGTAGTTGGATAAAGAACTAATTCTAATTGCTGCCAGCAACAAAAGATCTTTAATAGCAAGGATTTTTCGAGAAGAAGACAATATGCGTGCAGTAATTTTCTCGACACATCAGCCAGCAGACGATGTGAGCAATATAAACCCGGCCGAAGCCGGGTTTATAGTCTTACTTTTTAGACCTTACTGGGAAAGACCAGCATTTGTATCCGTATTCATGAGCATCCAGTACTCGCCGCTCTGAATCAGGTGTTCCAGCTTTTGCTCTTACCTTACGGTATCGGCATTTGCACCAACGGAAACCTGCTGGCAACTCTGGAGTAGGGATTGACTTAAGAGTCATTGGTTATACCCACCCCGGGCGGACGCTTCCCCGAGGTATTGATAAAAGTATGGGGATCCGCTACTGTACTGGTGTCTAGGCAGTACGATTGCGGGGTCCTAACATCCCCAATCTGAGCTTTTCCCCGGCAAGGGATATGGCTCAAATTTTATTGAGGCCGAGCGTAAACTTTCAGTATGGAAGCGATGCGCTCGGCTTCTTCGTTTGTGAGGTCGGTTGGTACGCCAGGGATGGTTAGAATCAGTCCATCACGAATTGGAACAGGAATATCAATAGTGGTTACTGCACCAGAAAGTTTTGGTGGCAATGATGAAATTTGTAATGCTTCTTTGCTCACTTTTGCCTCACTTTCGCGATTTTCAAAGATACTACTAGGGTCAGAAAGGTAATTTTTGTATAGCTTGATTGCCTGATTAATGCGGCTCTTATAGCTGTTACGTGAAGCATCTCCTACTTGTGCGCCAGTTTCAGTAATAAATTTTTCAACAGTTTCTTCAGCGTTAATATCCTCAAAGTTTTCGACACCAGGGTTAACATGCCTAAGCATCTTTGGTACAGCCCTGAGGTTTTTGAGTGTGTTGTCGCCAACCGTACCCATACCCGGCAATCCTTCAATAAAAGCAGACAAGGCTTTAACTGAGATATCGTTAGTTTCCATGAATCCTCCTAATCGCAACTGACTAAAAGGTATCCTGGATTAAACCGGTTCGCAACCTTTTTGAATCCAAAACCCTATCCCTGATTATTTTGATAAGAGTTGCTGGGTTGCGAGTTGATTCGCGATAACGATTGATAACAAGCAATACATGTGATTTTTATGCTTAAATTTATTAAAAAATAATTTCTCTATGAATAAAAGTTCTAACTGGTTTTGACTGATTACCGCAGAAAGATCCCCAAAAAAGATCTTTTTGGCAGCAACTCGATTTTTTTCGAAGATGAATCACATATTACTATCAACCCGATCTGGCGGTTTTTTATGATCACAATGTGAGGTCCGCATGGATGTTCAGGCATACCGCGTAGCCGTGCGCCTTACGCTAGATGACCAGATTACACGTCACCTGCTGCAGGTCAGCCGTGATGCTATCGAACTTAACAAGAAGTTTGTCACAATCGCTAAGAACATCCGAACGCTGGCCAGCGCCGCTAAAGAGGCAACATCCGCGCTGCGGGCGCTCAACCGCTCCCTGAATAATCAGTTCTCTGCCGCGGCCCGCGGTGCCCGTGATTATGCCAGTGCAATCCGTTCGGCTGCCGACCATGCCCAGCGCATGAACAGTGCCACCAGGAATCTTCCCAAGCTTGCTGGTGGCTTCGGCGCGGCAATGACGCTGCCCGTTCTGGCCGCTGCTGCCGCGGCTGGAGGTGGGGGCGGTGGATATGGCAACCATGGCGGGAGACTTGCGCTTCCTTCCTCATCAGGTTCTGGCGGCGGATGGCATGGCTGGAATAACGGGGTGCCGCCCGGCGGCTGGGGCGGCTGGGGCGGTGGGGGGGCGGGGAACGGCGGTGGCAATGGCCGCTCTACCGGCCATTACTCCTATTCGGACGGCATGACCAATCTGGCCACTGGCTACCTTGGCTTTAAAGTGCTGAGCGGCTTCGTGAATGAGGCTGCCCGCTACCAGACCATGACCGAGAAGTTTAAGCAGTTTGGTATGAGTCAGGCTGCAACGCAGGAAGCACAGCGTTTCGCAGAAGCTACACGGGTCCGGGGCTCCTCGGCCACTGACATGCTGAAGTATCTGGTGGAAGCTCAGGGTGTCTTCAGCGAATCCGGCATGAAGTCGTTAGAGAAGCAGCTGCGTGCTGCAAAACTGGCGGCACCAGTGCTGGCGCGAATCAACTTTGCCTCACGCGGACTGGATGAACATCAGCGTGAAGCCACGACCGCGAAGCAAATGGATATGCTGCGCTTCACTGAAACAGCAGGTGGTCTGAAAAGCCCTGAGCGCTTTAATGAACTGATGGATGCGGCCTTTCGCGCCATCCAGTCTTCAGGCGGCAACGTCGATTTCACCCAGTATCGGCAGTTCATGGCCAGGGCCGGCACTTCCGCGTTCAACCTCAGTAATAAAGCCTTGTTCGCCGAGCTTGAGCCCATTATCGGCGAGCTGAAGGGCAGCTCAGCGGGTGATGCGCTGATGACTGCCTACAACCGTTTAAACGGCATCATCAAGCTACCCAACCAGGTCACTCACGACCTGATGAAGATGGGTATCTGGGATGCCAGCAAGGTTGAGCTCAACGGTATGGGCGGGGTGAAGCGTTTTCTGGGTAACCCGCTCGTTAATTCTCAGCTTTTCAGCCAGTCCCCGGTGGACTACTACGAGCAGATGATCCTGCCCATCTACCGCAGAAACCATTACACCGATGACCAGAAGCAGCGCGAGAACGCCCTGATTTTTGGACGGACCGGCGGTAAGATGTTCAACCTCATCGACAAGCAGCTGGCCACCATTCATCACCGTATCGACGCGTATGGTATTGCGCGGGGACTAAATGATGCCTATGGCGCTGTGGGTGATACTTATAACGGTAAGATTATCGACTTCCAGAAGAAGTGGCAGAATCTGCAGCTGGTGATGGGTAAAGAGGGTGGATTACTAGATACCTTCACAAAAGGGCTGGACAGCCTGACTACAGCCCTGCAGCGCATGTCGACCATCGCGCATCAACATCCCGAACTGGCTAAGTTTGTGGGGCAGGCAACACTGGCGGTAACCGCGCTGGCAACGCTGAGCGGCGGGATGTGGGTGATGAAGCACGCCGCTGGCGCTTTGCTGTCGCCACTCAAACTGGCGGGATGGGGGATTGATATGCTCATTGGGAAAAGCGCCACTACGGGACTGACCGGCCTTGCTGCAGCGCTTACCGGGCTTCCGGCTGTTATTGCCACTGCCACACTGGCGGCACTCTATCCGGCAAGTACCGTGTCTCAGAGTAAGGAAATGGCGGAGCGGGAAAGGCTCGCCCGCCAGAATGCAAGAGATAATGGGGCTGTCTATAAACCCTGGTTACCTTCTCAGTCTGATTTTGATAATCAGAGGTCGCGTGAGCAGGCTTACCGTAAGTACGGCAAATATCCTGCAGTACCGCCCGTTGCGAGTACCAGATCGGAACAGCCAGTCAATCTGCTGATGACGCATGAAGGTCGTCAGGTACTGGTGGCTACCGTGATGAACGGCATGAGTAAACTGGCAACCAGAGCGCCCTCATCCACCAGCACTTTCGACGCGTCCATGCTGATGACGCATCCCGGTCAGGCTGGTAATCTCTCCATACCTTAGCAGCCGTCACGATTAAACCTTCAGTGACAGCTTAAGGTCCGTCGGGCTCGCCTGCCTGTACCATAACTAACACTTTCAGCTTGGCCGAATTTTAAAATTCTGAATGCGGCTATCGCTATGATAAATGTTGCGGGCGTATTTTGGTCATGGGTGTTACCTGGCAAGAGTACAGTAAACATTTCACACAACAGGAAAACATCAGATGTCCGCCTTTATCTGTTCGAATTAAGAACAGTTATCGATTCTTTTTCGAGCGATTGGCGGGCGTTGTGATGGATTAATTTAACCCTCTTATCATCAGGAGGGTGTTATGGATATACGTACTGTTGCTGTTTCATTGGTTATGGCCGTGGGTTTACTCTGGATTGGCGCTTCTGACGCTAAATCTACACGTCAGTCCGATGATGAAATTCGTCAGCTTATTATCGAAGATTCTATTGCATCATACCCGGGTGTTTGTGCCTGCCCTTTTAACTCTGCACGCAACGGCAGTAGCTGTGGCAGAAGAAGCGCGTGGAGTAAGCAGGGCGGTTATGCACCTATTTGCTATAAGAAAGAAGTCTCGAAAGAGATGGTTGATGAATGGCGCAAAAATAATGCTGCATAACTGAACCCGCGAAAGCGGGTTTTTTATTCCTGAGTGCAGACGACTTTCACTGAAGCTGGGTTAAAAGACCCGCCGATGCTGGTTAATGAGATGTCATAAGTCCGGATCCTGCACGGCAGGCGGGCAACATCATGTCCCTCACATTTTATTTTCAGTTCAGTTATCTGCTCGCCCTTCATTTTGTGCCCGAAGGCAGGCAATGCTGTCAAATACACCTCAATAGAACATGAACCCTTATGTCACTTCTTAACCCGCTGATGCCATTCGCACAGGGTATGGATCCGATTGTTACCCGGTTGATGCTGGGTGAGTTCGAGTTCATGGAGTTTGAAGTCCCTCAGCGTATGGTTATCGCTGGCAGGCAAAAGACCGCGCAGCATCAGTTAA